TGATCTGTAAATCTTTGGGTCTAGTACTCATCTGATCGCCCACTGTGGTTGGAGTAGTGGCGGTCCAGTAGGCAGTGTCAGTTATAGGAGTACCGGGCGGAACAGGTTGCTGGGCAGTATAGTAAGTGCCACCCGAATTGACCACGTCGCCTTGCGGATAAAAGTTGCCATTGTCCCAGATATTTTCAGGCATGAATGGCTGATTCACGATCTGCTGGAATTCTTGCGCATTGACCATAGGCGTGGCCTTGACACGCCACAGGTGTGGCAACCAGGTTTGACTGAAACCCTCTGAAGCATAAGATGCATCTTGTACCACATAGTACTTGGGCAAAGGTAAGGGCTTGGTTGGATCCAAAGGATAGTAGTCTTTGAGATTTGGTAGTTCTAGCACATCACCTGACATGAGCTTGCGACCAAATGTGTCGATCATGTTGTTGTAGTGGAACGTGATAAACAAGGTATCGTTGTTGAGAAACAGGCCAAATTGTGTTAGGTCAAAATCAATGTCGTTCTGTGTATAAACACCACGCATGATATAAACATCGTTGTCGTAGGCTCTATCACGATTTTCCAGCAACAATAAATCCTGGATAAAAAGTGGATTGGTGCTGTCATATATGGGCAAGGTAGCATCACCCGGCGTGTTGACCTGATCAGGATTGACGATGGGTCCTAGATACTTGTGTACATAAATGTCCAGACCACCCACTGTGTACATTTCCGCGATGGTACGGTCCAAGAACTGGTAATCATTGGTTCTATTAGGGCGGTAAAGGCTCAGGCGTGGCATAGTCATGTATTTATGGGCTAATTTGACTTGAAAATCAAAAGCTGGTATAATTACGAACATGGATGATGAAGAAATTACCCGGCGATTTAAACGCACAAGCGATGCCATTGCCAAGATCAAAGATCGACAGGCTCGTGCAGATCTAGGCAAGCTGTTTCGTGCAGCCAACGCTGTGCTGACTGAAATGAGCCGAGAAGCGGTAGAATGCCGCAGGAACAAAAAAATCACAGTGCGCTACAAAGAATTACAACACAATCTGGAAACCGCTTTGACCAATTTGGAACATCATATAACTTTTGCTGCTCTGATAGGTTGACCTTAAATCCAGTTTCACATACAATACAATATATGGCTAAATCAAACGAAATCAAACGACTTAACCCCAAGGGTGCAGAGTTCAAATACGTTGGACCTGAACCCGAGTGGCGTGTTCAACCCACTTCAGAAAATCGCCTGAGTCTTCTGGCCAAAGCATTCCAATGGTACAACTATCACTATGGCAAAAAAGACGCCAAGGACATGTTGTGTCAATACCTAGAGATTAATCATAGACCCAAAGATGCCAAGCTCATGCGCGGTATTCCTGACAGTCAAATACGGCTGACACCGGCCTGGGCCTGCAGAATGACCTTGATTGGTCTGGAACTGACCGAACACGAACAGTGTATCGTGGATGATCAAATCAGTGCCATGCTACGAGCCAAACAAGAAATCAAACGAGCACAGACCGAACTAGATGCCGATGCCGCAGTGGCCAAGCTGACGATACAAGATCATCTGCGTGAAAAGATTAGTGAATGCTGTGGCGAACTAGAGGGCATGTTTGATGATTTTATTGTAGCAGGTGCCAAGATGAGTGCCGACTTCAAACCCATTGCACTCATGCGTGGCATGAATGTAAGTCCCAACATGATTGGTACTGTGAGTCGTGTGTGGGAATTACGTCTGGCAGAATTCTCAGAAGTGTTGGAAGGTGCTGATGCTGATCTAGTAGAAGGCTACAGCCACCTCACAAAGCTACAGTTAAAAAACTGTGTGAAGTTTTGTGAAACTGTGATCAACGACTGCAACAGCTATGTACAACTCAAAAAGGTCGAACGCAAGCCGCGTGCCAAAAAGGCTGTAAGTCCAGAACGGCTTACCAGAGGCTTTAAATTTATGCGTGAGTTTACCGAGCTCAAGCTCAAATCGGAACCGGTTACTAAACTGGTGGGCGCCTCTGAAGCCTGGCTTTACGATACAGCAAAACGCAAGCTGATCCATGTCATGGCCGACAGCCATATTGGTACCTTCACAGTCAAAGGATCTGCTGTGGTTGGTTTTGATGCCTTGCAGACGGTACAAAAAACTCTGCGCAAGCCAGCAGAACAGCTCAAGGAAGTTACCGGTGGTGGTAAACCAGCGGCTCGCAAGGCATTTGGTGCTATCAAAAGCACAGAAACTCGCTGGAACGGCCGCGGCAACGACAACTTGATCATACTCTGGGCCTGGTAAACTGCTAAATAATAGGAACTGGAGTTCCTATCACATGGGCATTGAATCCGAAAACAGCTTAGAAACACTCAAACAAAACTTGTTCGAATATGTACGTGCCCAGCTGGGCGACGGCATCATCGACATAGAGCTGGATCCTGTGCATTTTGACGCAGCCTACAGAAACACCATAGGTACCTATCGCCAGCGTGCTCAAAATGCCTATGAAGAAAGCTACAGTTTCATGGAACTGGTGACCAATGTCAATATCTATGAACTGCCGCAAGAAGTGCAGAGTGTGCGCCAGATCTTCCGCAGGACCTTTGGTGATTCAACGGGCCCGTTCGCTTCAAACTTTGATCCATTCAGCCAAGCAAGTATGAATGTGTATCTCATGAACTTCAACGTGGCCGGTGGACTTGCCACCTATGATTTCTACAGCCAATATGTAGAATTGGCTGGGCGTATGTTTGGCGCCTATATGAACTACACCTTTAATCCAGTGACCAAAAAGCTACAGTTGATACGAGATCCCAAAGGCACCGGTGAAAGTGTGCTGTTATGGACCTACAACTACAAGCCTGAGTTCAATCTCCTGAGTGATCCGCAGATCAGTCAATGGATACGCAACTACATGACCGGAAATGCCAAAACCATTATAGGCGAAGCACGCGAAAAGTTCGCCACCATCGCCGGCCCACAGTCAGGATCAACTCTAAATGGTACGGCCATGAAGGCCGAAGGCTTGGCCATCATGCAACAGGGCATAGAAGACCTCAAAAACTATGTTGACGGCAGTCAACCTCTGTACTGGGTAATTGGTTAACAACCGCTAGACACTCGCCAAAAATCATGCTATAATGTCAGCATGAGCTCACTGATGATAGACATAGAAGGACTAGGCACTGGCCCAGATGCCACCATTTTGACCATTGCGGCTCAAAGTTTTGACCCATTTGGACGCGGCTACTATGACCGCCAATACTATGCCCGTATTACCTTGGAAAGTCAGCCCAATCGAAGCATACAACAGGACACCATAGACTGGTGGGCCACGCAACCTGAAGCCCAGGCAGAAGCATTCATGGAAGAAGGTCGTGTTGATCTGGATGTGGCCCTAGACAGTCTATACAAATTGGCCTGGCAACACAACTTTATTTGGGCCAATGGTCCTACCTATGACATGAACATTCTTGAGCATGCCTACAAGAGCTATGGCAAGAGTCTGCCCTGGCAGTACTACAAGGTACGCGATGCCAGAACCATCTACAGCCTGTGGCCAGAACTGCCCAAGCCTCCAACCAGTCATCATGCTCTTGAGGACTGCCGCCGCCAGATTGACATGTTGCAAGACACCTTCCGGCACCTAAATGTAAAGGAAATCAGATGATCATAGGTATATGTGGCCTAATTGGTGCTGGAAAAGATACCATAGCTGACTATCTGGTCAACGTACACGGATTCAGGCGCGAAAGTTTCGCTGGAACCCTCAAAGATGCAGTGGCCGCTGTGTTTGGATGGGACAGAGATTTACTAGAAGGCCGAACCACACACAGCAGAGCCTGGCGCGAGCAGGTAGATCCCTGGTGGAGTGAACGCTTAGGCCTGCCCAACCTGACACCGCGCTGGGTGCTACAGCACTGGGGTACTGAAGTGGTACGACGTGCTTTCCATGATGATACCTGGATCGCAGCCTTGGAAAATCGTCTGCGTACAGCCCAGGATCATGTGGTAATTTCAGACTGTAGATTCCCCAACGAAATACAGGCCATAAGAAATGCCGGTGGCACTGTTATTAGAGTGGTGCGTGGACCCGAACCCGCCTGGTATTATGTAGCTCAAATGGCCAACAGCGGATTGAGTATTTTCCAAGACGAACTACAAGCAGCCGGAGTGCATGCCAGCGAAACTGCCTGGATTGGTACAGACTTTGATGCAGTGCTTGAAAACAACGAATCCATGGATCACTTGTACGCCCAGGTCAACGATCTGGTTCGAGATCTCCAGCCCGCCACGGCAGATCTGAACGACGTACTTCTTCAACACAGTTCAAGCAGATAGTTTTAAGATTCCTAGGATTGTTGTTGTTGAGATTTGAATCAGTGTGATACACCATCAGTTGCGCTGAATATCTAGCCCTGAACCCACAGCGTTCGCAGGTGGGTTTTTTCTTATAGCCGCCAGTTTGCCATCTGGGTTCAGGTGGTTTAATGCGCCGATTCTTGGCTGTGCATATACCACAACGACTACGATAGTACGTGATACTATCCTTGTAATAATTTATAGCACACAGTCGTTGATTGCAAGCTGGACATATGGGACGATTCATTCTGTATTTAAGACAAAACCTTTTATAAAGGCCATGAATACCACGTTCTTTTTGACTTTACCGATAAATATCTGTACTAATAAAAAAGGATTTTGATATGGCCTTATTATCACCTGGTGTACAAGTCAACGTAATTGATCAAAGCAATTATATCCCTGCTTCAACCAATTCAGTTCCGTTCATATTGTTGGCAACTGCTTCCAACAAAGTTTCTGGCGCAGGCGCCGGAGTGGCCGTAGGTACACTGTCGGCAAACGCAAACAAGACATACTTGATGACAAGTCAACGAGACTTGTTGAACACATTTGGTGTGCCATTCTTCTACAACACCACAGCTGGTACACCAATCAACGGCTACGAGCTCAACGAATACGGCTTATTGGCCGCTTACAGTGCCTTGGGCATTACTAATCAGTGCTTTATACAGCGAGTCGATATTGACTTGGCTGCTCTTACAGCTAGCCTGACACGCCCAACAGGAACACCACCCAATGGCACATACTGGTTGGACACCACAGATTCCACCTGGGGTATTTTTGAATGGAATCTGACCACAGGTGCATTCACCAACAAGATCCCTACAGTGATCACCAACTCTAGTGAACTGGAGTCAGGATCCACAGTACCATCACAAAGCGTGGGCAGCATTGGCAACTATGCCGTGACAGCCACCAATATCTACAATCCTGAATACTACAAACGTGGCGGGCCTACTTCTAGTCAGACTTCCAGTGCTTATTTGAGCGATCTGTACAACACCTGGGTCCTGTTAGGCAGTAACGAATGGTGCACAGCATGGCCATCAATCGATGGTACTTTGGCTCCCACAGCGGTCACAGGCAACATAGTGATCAATAATGCCAATACTATCACAGTGGTAGCCAATTCAACACCCACAACCGTCAGCAATTCTATAAATTCTGCGTCAATTCCAGGCGTGTATTCTTCAGTTGAAGGTGGCGCTCTATACATCTACGCTGACA